ATAAGAGAAGTCGGCAAGGTAATAAATCTCTTTTACTGTCTCGCCGTTTGGCATTTTAAAGCTTGGCTGTATGATTAACTTAACTTGGCGCTTAAGCTCGCTTATCTCGTTGTGCTTGAGCTTGTCAAGTAGGATAATATAATAATCGTGCTCTTTGATTGAGTCGAATTTCAAGCCCCTAAACTCGCAAGCCTGATTATTATACTTTTTGCGCTTGGCTTTATCTTTTTGAGGTAAGGCTAAGCCCAAGCGCTTAGCCTCCTCCTCAGATATTCTAACCATTAGTTTAACCACTCAGGCACTTTAATTTTTCTTAAGTCCAGTTTGCTTTTACACTCTTTTATAACTTGGTGTAATTGCTCTGTAGTCTTAGCTCGTTTTACCTTTTCGGCATATTTCTGTAAAACTCTCGCAACGTCTAAGTTATCCATAAAAGCCTCCTCAAATCTCGAATGGCAAAGCGCCAAGCTCGGCGGGCTCGGTAGGCTCGGGGCTTACATCCTGAGCTATCGGCTGAGCGGGTTGCGGTGCGGGTGCTTGAGCCGGCGCTTGAGCTGTCGGCTGTTGCTGTGTCTCTCTCGGCTGTAAGTTCTCAACACTCCACGCCTTGACAAGCCAGCGCCTCACTTTGTTGCCCTGTCCGTCGTCTTTGTCTGATACGCTTAAAGAGCCGTTTACAGCTATCAAGTAACCCTTTTTTAAGTAGGTGCTCAAAAAGCTTGCTTGCTTATCGTATGCAACACACTCAATAAAGCTTGTTATCTTTTGCCCGCTCTTATCCTTGCCCTCGTCTACCGCAATAGTAAAAAAGCAATAGAGTCCGCTCTTGTCTTGCTTTTCTCTCGCCTCAGGCGTCCTTGTAAGGCGTCCTGTCAAAATTACACTATTCACTTCTTAGAACCTCCCCAGCAAGCTATAAAAACAACTGAAACGCAAATCAAAGCGCAAATTATCACGGCTGTATAGTTAATTGTCATCCGTCTTTACCTCCTCTTTGTCCTCTTTTTTTGGTAACTCCGTCATAGGCACCGACATAGTGCAAGCAATAATGTCAGCGTGCAAAAAGTCAATTAAAGCGCTCTCTATAACTTGCTCAGCCTCGTCAATTAAGACTTTGTTTATTCCATAGTTAACGGTGCGCGGGCGCTCTTTTAACCATTCAGCAACGGTAAAAACCCTAACACGGTCAAGCCCTAACTTTACAGCCATTCGCTCAACGCAACGAGCTCGCGCCACATCACTTACAATAATAGGGTAGCCGGTTGTATAAGCCGTGTTTATTAACATTGTAGTTTTACCGCTTGCCCTCGCTCTGTTAATTATTTTCATTTTGTTGCCTCCTCTACCGGCTCAAATTCGTCAAACTTCCAAACCCCGCCACTTGAATAAGTTGCGCTCGTGCCGTCTTTTTTTAGCTTGTGAAAGTTTAACTTGTAAGGTGTCCTTGCATAAGCGTCAAAGTCCACCATAATAAAACCTATAACGCCGTCCCTTTTACGTCTTACTTTTTTACCTACAAGCCCGCGCTCAACTAATGCTTTGCCCAGCTCGTCTTTTAGCCAATGGTCTAACTCGTGGCTTTTTGTGTCGTATATCTCTCTAATTTTCTCTAAGGTCATTTTTCGCCCTCCTGTTTTGGTGCTGTGATTTTTACATATCCGGCTTTACCGCTTATGCCTACAGTTTTGTCCTCTAAATACTTTTTGTATATTTTAGGGTGCTCAGCCTTAAGCTTTTCTATATTGAGCTCTTGAACCGTCTTAGAGCTTGCCGGTGTGTCCTCTACGAGCGTCAGCCTGTAGCCGTTAGGCGTCTTGAATGTCTTAACGCCTAAGCTCTCCATTACTCGCTTAAGCTTTGCCTTTTCAGCCTTTACAGTTTGCTCAACGTTCTTTAAGTAATTGAGCTGAGACTCAAAAGCTATAATGCGGGCTGTTATGTCCGGTATCTCTTGCGGTAAAAGTTCATCCTCGGTAATAAAAGGGTTGTCCTTTACCTTTTTTAAGTCCTCTAAAAAGTGCTCAATAGCCTCGTTAATCTCTTTAATAAGTCCGTCGTAATCACAAAGCGAAATGTTAAAGAGCTTTAGCTTGTCGCTAACAAACTCGGTGCTTAAGTCCTCAGGTCGCTCGTAAACAGCAAGCAAACCGCTCTCTTTACCGGTTAAAACCATATAATAGAGAAGTTGCACCAAGTAAAGCTTATAATCGTCAACGCTCTCGTATATATGGGATGTCGTTTTTATCTCGAGCACCGTGTCAGCGTTCTCGCCGTCTAAGTGTATTCTAACGCCTAAAGGCTCGCCGTCCTTAGCCTCTCGCGTGTGCTTGCTCTCTTTAAAAATGTCGTCGCCCTTGAGTCCGGCGTTAATCCAGTCTCTTATAATAGGCTCAAGCGTGTTGCCGTAATCGGTGTAAATGTTTCCTGTAAACTCGTCGGCTTTATAACCCGCCTTTTCTAAGAGTAAGTCAAACCTACGCTTAAAAGGGCTTAAGTTCATAATAATAGGAATATCCGAGCCCCCTAAATACTTATCTCGGTCAACGCTCACGCTGTCTTGCATATCGTTAGCCCTCCTCTCTATCATCCGGCGACGGTGCAATAGCGTCCGCTATAGCTCCGAGCGATACGGCTATAGTGCTCAGCATTGTCGCAATATTGCTGAGTTGCACCGCGTTGTTATTTACATAAGGAATATTGCGGGCATTTTTTGCGCTCTCGTTACAAGCGTCAACCGCCTCTTTTGCTACTCTTGAATAAAACTTTTTAGGCATTTTCTTAAATCTCCTCACTTGTTAAAATCATCCAAGCTCTTAGGCGCGGGCTTGCATTCGCTTAAGTTCTTTAAATAAGCTATTGCGGGGCTCGGCTTTTTATAAGCGCCCTCTTTGCCAACCTCTAAGCCCAGCTCTGTCAAGACTTCCTTAATTGCCTCTTTAAAGATTGCCTTAAGTCTCGCGTCGTCGGCTGTAGCTATATCCTCAAAGCTGAGCTGTGTGTGCTCGGCGGGCGCCGGTGCCTCGGGCTTTACCTCGTAAGCGCTCGGCTCTATGCCGTAAAGCTTAGCAACCGCCTGAGCTGTCGGCGTAGCCTTGCCTGTCTTGACTACCATACGCAAAAAGCTATCTGAAAAACCATTCTCAAGACTGAGCTCTTTGAGTGTCTTGCCTGTAGCGCCCTCCAGCAACGCCTTAAAC